TCCATCCAGAGACGTTGGCAACGCCGCTTGGTTGTATGCCTTCAAATACCTTGTCGCCTATCTTGTTCATCAAGCCTCGGGATTGCGGCGCTTAAACACTTCAGCCCCGAATTTGTTGGCCGCGTCAGAGTTTTCCACATCGTAGACGGCATCCGAGGCCACCTTGGGATTAAAAAACGGGTGGTTGTGGAGAAACACAATGTCAGTGTCCAAGACAATGCCGGCCTTGCGGACTCGGTAGGAAAACTCGGTGTCGGAATAAATGCCGTGGTAGTCGTTGGACAGAATGCCGCCGCCGTTGCCTAGCCACCCGAGGGTTGGCCGAGTGCAAATGAAGGTGACCATGAGGCCGTCTGTGCGGTGGCCGTCTTTGATGCCTAAGACTTTGGGCCGCTTGAGGTGCGGTTCCAGCGCCTGCCATACCATTTCGTCCCAAAAAAGCGGCGGCTCGATGTCATCCTGCGCGGTCACAATGATGTGGCCCGTGGAGGCTTTGACCGCTGCGTTGTAGTTGGCCACGGCATTGCCGCCGACTTGATCCATCAGGCCGGCGGGCGACAGTGCGTGCTTGAAGCGCCCTAATATGTCCCGAGTCTCGTTGTCATCTTCGGCAAACCCAAAGATGTATTCCACGGACTGCGGGTCTTTCGCCGCCTCCAGCCATTTCTTGCGCGTTTCGGCGGCCTGCATTGGACGGCCCCGAGTAGGATGGCAAACGCTAATTTTCCCGCCGCACTTCTTAAACCAGTCTAACTCAAACTGATCGGCACGCTTGGTGTCGCCATTGGCACGCAGGGTGCAGGAGTAAAGGCCGACGCCTCCGAATCCATAGACCACCGGGCGGTGGGTCCAAGGCACAATCTCAGGAACGGGTATGGACATAAAAGCCCTGGCATAGGCCAGTGCGTCTTGCGCCTCGTCGTTGTCTAGGCTGGTTGCGGCAAGCTGCGCCAAGGCTTCTCTGCGCCAAGGACTCACCTTGTAGGCCTCGTGCAGCAGGGATTTCTTTGGCGCAAAAGCCTGCGTCCTCATAGCGAGCTGCAAATACAACTCGTAACGCTCATCCCCCGAAAGCGACTCATGCTTGAGGGCTTCGATGGCCAGCTCCATGCCGCGTGCATCGTCCTTCATGCCGAAATGCTCAAGGCTGCCGTAGAACAGCCAGCGCGGGTCTTTCTCCCAGCCAGGCTGGCTGGACAAGATGCGCCAGTTGCGGGCGTTGCCTTGTTTTTCGGCAGCCGCATCCTTCTTTTCGTCGGGCGCATGGACAATGCGAGCGTCCTCCCAACGCACTTGACCGTCTCCTGACTTGTCTAGTGGGTCTAGGTGTTCGTGAACAGCGCCACCCCACTTGGCCGTTCCGGCCTTCCAGATCCGTTCGCGCAAGAGGTTTAGTCCATTATTAGTCAACCGATAAGGAATCATGGCCAGCGTGGTCGTGGTGGCCGTCTCGGCAAGGTGTTGGCGGATGATGTCGCAGGAGTCCTGCTCGATGATGTCATCCGTGTCGGCCCACATCAGCCACTGGTGGCCGTCTGCCTCGGCCATATCGGTGGCCATTTGCCTGGCGTTGGCAAAGTTGTCCACATGGTCCCAAAACTGGAAGGCCTCGGCGTTTTTGTATTCGCCCACCTTGCAGCCCATTTGGCGGGCAATGTCTAGGGAGCGGTCTGGTTCCCTGCCGCCACAAGCGCGGACGATGTAGATGTGCGGCGTGAGCTTCTGGAAGCTCTCAATAAAACGCCCGATGTAACCCTCGCTATTCCCTGTGATAGCGACCAACGCCAAAGAATGTTGTGTGGTCATTCGCGCTCGGCGCGCCTGTCAACCAAGCCCAAAGCAAAACCCCCGGCTAATGCCGGGGGCTTGCGGAACACACAACCAGACCAGTGATTAGGCCTTCTTAGCCAAGATTTTAAGGCCGGCGGTCACCCCATAGGTGTAGCCTCCGACTACCTCAAAATTCAAGAAGTGAGTGCCATTTGCCGTATTATAGTGACGGCGGTATCCGAGCCCAATGCCGCTGACAGGATCAACGATGGTGCGGGCCTCAAGATACTCTGAAGGCGCTTGGGGCTGAAGGGTGCGGATCGCCACGGCAATGGCCGAGGGATGCACCGCGAACGCGGCCAGGGTGATGCTTGCGCCCACGCCTGTGGCGGGGATCAGGGTGCTCTCGTAAACATTCATGCCAGCCAACCGGCGGACCACACCTTCGCGCACGCCTTCGCTGCCGAAGTTCAGGTTGGCGAGGATGTTGGTGCTGTCGGACAGCAGCGCGTCGTAGGCCTCGGGCTCCAAGAAGAGCGAGCGGTCATTCTGCGGGGCTTTCGCCTTGGTCAGCTCCAAACGAGCCTTGCGGACTTCCGCCATGCTGAAGGAGGCCGAGGTGAAGCTAGCAACCGCCGCGCCGTAGTTGGCCGTGGTGATCATGCTCCAGACGGAGCTGATGAACGCCTGGGCAACCGCACGGCCCTGCTCTGCGCCGATGTCGGCCAGCATCTGAGGGGTGAGGGCCGAGGACTTGCTCCACTGGGTGTCCGTGAAATCAACCGTGGACAAGAAATGCTTGTCGATGGTGACTTCGCGGGCAGTCAGGGTCACGTCTCCGTCAGCACCTTCGTAGGTGTTGTTGAAGGTCGAGGCAGTGATCGAGCTGATGAGCGGGATGCTCACCACTTCGCCCTTGCGCGCTGCTTCGGCGTTATAGTTAACAGAAAAAGCAGATAGGGGATGTAGAGAGTCAACAAAACTTTTCAGCGCGGCTGAAGAAATGATGTCGTCGTTGAGTCCTGTGATAGAGGCCATATTTTTAGGTATTTACTTGTTGGATTTGAGTTTGCTGATGAGGGAAAAGTCGCGGGCTTCAAGAGCCTTGCGAACGATTTCAAATTTGGTGGCGCGGTCGCCAGAAGCGTAAGCCTCCTCGATTGAAACGGCAGAACCGTTGCCGCTGATGGCGTTGTCGCCGCGAGCGGCGAGTTCGACCTCAAGGGCGGAGAGCTTGCTTGTGACCGACTCCAGCTTTGCGGAGAGTTCAGCGGATTTGCTGTCCTCAACGGGAGCGGGGGCGGGAGCTTCGGTGGTCGCTTCGACTTTTTCTTCCAAAGCGGATTTGATCTCGGCGCGGAGTTCAGCGGCCATTGCTTCAATGGCAGCTTTCGCGTCGAACTGTTCAGGAGCGGATTTTTGATCCATGCCCATCGCTGTGGTGTCAACTGCTGGCGCAACTTCAGCCACCGGCATAGCGCGAAACACGCCGTCAGGATTGGCGGCAGGGCGGCTAACCAGATCCACGCTGACAAGTTCTTTGACCCGAGCCAGGCGGGTTCCTTCCTCTGATTCCTCGGGAACGCCACTGAAGGTCATGGAAAAGCCCACACGGTTTGGCGCTTTGGTCAAAATCTCTTGATAGAAGCTCGACTGCGGGTGAGAGGCGAGAAGTTCTAAGTCAGCGCGGAGCTGGTCGCCCTCGATGCGGAAATCAGCCAAGAACCCTATAAGCGAATCAATGGATTCGTCGTGATCAACAAACACTTTGACCGGGCTGCCCACCTTGCCGGCCTCCTCGGCCTGTAAAAGAGTTACATCGTCCACCATCATGCTGTGGCCGAGCGCGGGGCCGACCGTTGCCACGCTGATGCCTTCAAATTTAAGCGAGTCCATACTCGCTCGCCCTCATGTCAAGGAGTCGGCTTCTCGGTCTTCTTGCGGCGGTAGAGGCGCTTGCGCTTTTTGGGCAAGGCAAGTTCGGTTGGTTCTTCCTTGGCTTCCAACTGTGGCGCGGTCACGGCGGGCGCTTCTGGCTCATCAACCAAGAGCGGCTGCGGTTGCGCCTGCTCCACGCCGATCATTACTCCGAGGTCGGCAGCAAATTCACGTTCGGCGGCGATCTCGGCCACGGCCTCTTTCCAATCAATGCCCTGCTCGCCAAAGTAATCCGAAAGGGTCATCAGCCCCGCCTTCACGTCATCTCGCCGGGCGGTGGCCTCGCGGCCCACGTCCACCGTGATCGAGCGCGGCGTCTGCCAGCCGACTTGCTGCCAGCCGGCCACCATTGGCAACTCGCGGCGGGAAATAGCGCGAGCGATAGCGTAACGCCAGAGTTTCGACAGGAAGGCATTGACCAGCACATCTTGGCGTGCGGCAAAGCATCGTGCGGCCTTCTGAATGATGAAACGCTGCGCCACGCCGCCGATGGCACTTGTGTCCCAGACAAATTCGTAAGGCAGGCCAAGGCCAATGGCCGCTGCGCGGATGTATTGCTCAAGATGCTTGTCGAGCTTTTCGTTCGGCCTATTCATTACGAAAGACTGAATGTCCTCCGTAGACTTCATGCGCGGCACTAACCCGCCGCCGAAAATGGTTTCGCGGGTCAAGTTGCCGCTGCTGTCTTTGCTAAAGTCGCCAAGAAATCCTTCTGCGCCGATGTTCCCTGTGCCGTTTTTGATGACTAGGCCAATGCTGCTGCCGGCCTTTGCCGCCATCATCTCAAAGCGGAGCAGCTCGTCGCGGTCTAAAACACTGTTGAGCGCCACGCCGATGGCAGGATAGCCGCGCACCTGGTCGGAGCGTTCGGGCTCGTAGACGTGGAGCATTACGTCTGCTTTAACTTCGCGGTGACGCCGCGGGTATTCGTCGCCTTCACCGATGAAATAGCTCAGAGGCCGCTGAAACTTGTCTAGCTTGACGCCATCCACCACCCCGGCATTGCCCGCCGCCGTGTCGGGCGACTCAATGCGGTGGGACTCCACGATCTGCACGGCAGGAGCGCCGTCTGACTTGGCGGTCAGCACCGCAAAGATTTCCCCGTCGCGGTCAATGGCCTCCGAAACGAGCATCTGGAGGGAGCGCATATCGTGACGGCCACTGATCTCGGGCGAGCGCGCCCAATTTTCCCACCAAGCCTCGGCAGCATCGTCCCATGCTTGGTCGCCAGACATGGCTTGCGGGCGGATGCCGATGCCGCTGCCCACCGAATACATCGCTTTATCACGCACCGCGCCCCTGACTATCGCGTTGTTGTAGAAACACTTGCGCGATAATGCCATGAGGCGGGTGCGGTCATAGGAGGAAAGGTCAACTTTGGAGTCCTGCGCCTGCGCGTAAACCCAGCCGCGCTCCTCACTGCGGTGGTTCACGGCCTCGATCATGCGCGAAAAGCCAAAGGCGGCGGCAACGCGGTCAACAAATCTGGTCGGCTTGGTCTTCATGTTCTATTTGGAAAGCGCATTTGGGTGACGCGGGAGTTGCCGATCGTGCCGGCGTTGATGGCGAGGGCTGTTTCGATTAGACCCAGCATATCCCAACAGGAATAGGTTTGCTGAAGCGTGACGCTGCGCCCGCCAACGCTGGAGCTGACCACAAACGCCTGGCTGGCCCCGCCAGAGAGGATCTGCGCTTTGCAAGACGCCTTAAGTTGCGCCAATTCGGCTGCGCTGAATACTTCTGATAAAATGGCGGCGTCCGTCACGCTCAAGAGGGTTGTGTCAAGAGGCGGGCTGTGCCGCCGAATACTGCGACATGATGGAATCAATCAGCACAAGCCCCATCTTTTCACAGTCGGCCAAATGGTTTTCGCCCAAGCGGGTCCACTTGGCCACACCCTCTTTCTCCACCAGCGCCTCACCCTGCAACTGAGTCACATAGTCCTTGGCAATGTCTCGCGGCAGATACCACTTGCCTCGCCCGTCGCGGAGCACATCGTGGTAAAGCCGCGCCTGCCAGAATTCGGCGTCGAATTGCAGCATCCAGATATTGTGGCCCGCGCCCAAAATCTGCTGGAACTTCCACGGCTCCCGCAGTCCCTGGCTAACCGTGCGCCCCTTGGCCGCGCAGAAGAGGCCACCCGAGCGTGCGACAAAATCGTAAACCCCTGCCGGCGTCTTGGCGGCGTAGCCCGAATCGACCACGCCCTTAAAGCATTTGTAGTGGCGGAACTTTTCAAGGATCAAGTCCCAGCCAATCGCTGCGCCGTAATCGACAAGGTAGCTCGACCCGTCTTCGTGCAACTCGCGGATGATCCACCACAGTTCGGTCTGTTGAACGTCTACGGACATGATGCGGCCCAGCATCTTGCCCTCGGGCGGCTCACCGATGACGTATCGAGGCGAGGCGTCCACACGCTCGCGGATCATAGCCGTGGTAATAAGCGAGCCAGCGGCTTTCCACGGCAGGGCCAGCTCACGGTTGAAGAAGTCCTGCAAGCCGCCAGGGGTTTCGCGGTCTTGGAGGAATTTGACGGCTAGGTCTGACCATTTGCGCCACGGAGCATAGAGTGACGATAGGTGGTAGCTGCGCCGCCCTGGCTCGGCGGCTAGGTCGGTTGCCCGCCACTCGCCGCGCTCCAGCATCTGCGCTTTGTCGGCCTCGGTGTGTGCGTGGTCGCAGGCCGGGCAATGGCATCGCGCCGACTCCGCGACAAGCTCCATGTTCCACGCGGAATCTTGTTTGGCCTCCTGTGACCATTTGATTGTCTCCCACTCCATGACAAACGCTTCGCCGCAGCCAGCGCACGGCACAAAGTATTTGCGCTGATCGCCCTTGAGCCATTCTTCCCAAATCGCGCCGTCCTCGTAGGTCGGCGTTGAGGTCGTGATGATGATATGCTGCGGATAGGTGGCCACGCGGGCCTCGGCCAACTGTAAAGGTGCTGACTCTTTCCCGCCCTTGGCAGGGAACTTGTCCAACTCGTCCATGCACAAAGCGGCAATCGACCTTGAGGAAAGCGAGGCCGGCGAGTTGCTGCCCGTAAACCACACGCTCATGCGGTCAAAGTGCTGCTCTAGCAATCGGTATTTGTCGGGGTCTGGCTCTTTGTGTCGGGCCAGCGTCGGGTTCTGGTCGATGAGCGGCATCCACCGCGTTTCAGAGAATGACCTGGCCAAGTGCGTGGACGGCATGACCCAGAGACAGGGCGCGGGGTCGTTGTCTAACTTGTAGGCCATGCCCACGATGATGGCCGTGGTCTTTGATGTCTGCGCCCCCCAGACCAAAGCCAGCCGGCGCACACGGTCATCAGCAAAGCATTCCAGCACCTCGCGCACATAAGGCGTGCGAGTCGTAAGGTAACTGCCGGGCTTGTTGGTGATGCGCTCGGACAGCTTGAGGTTGCCCTCGGCCCACTCAACCACCCCGAGCTTGGGAGGCTCAAGGGTCACGGCCCTTGCCTCGCCCCAGGCAAAGTCTAAGCCGTGGCGGTCGCCTCGCTCAAGGAGCTGGGCAATGTCCCCAGATGCTTCTTCATCAACTCCGTGGCCTGTCGGCCCCAGGGGAAGGTCGAGAAATCCTGCCTCAGTGCCGAGACTAGCGAACGAATTGCCGCCACCGTCTCTTGCTTGTTGAGTGTTGCGTTCTTCATTGCTAGAAATGCTGCCAGCTCCTGCTCGGCCTGCGCTGCCGCCTTTCGGCTGTCGCGCCATGCCCCGGCCAGCTCGGCCACCGAGCGGCTGTTCATGTCCTGGCTGTTCGCTGCCGCTTTCCATAGCTCGTAGTGTCGGATCTCCCCCTCGGCTGCGCGGTCGAGCCTTGGCCTTGCTCCCATTGCTAGGTTTTCCGAGGCCACTAGGCCGCTTATTCTTGCCCCTTTGTTTCGGCGGACGTTGGCCGCTACCCACGCCTTGGCCGCGTCCACCGAGTCCACCGGCATCCCCCGGCTTTTCCAGATGGACACGCTCGCTGGATTTGAGTCCAGCGCGTTGGCTAATTGGATTTGGGTCAGGGCCATTGGGCATCAGTTGAGGCTTTTGCGAGTCGCATTATCAAAAGGGCTTATTGAGACAAGGTTGGGGCTGATAGTTGTTTATCTCGACCATTCGCAAAAAATTATGGGTTATTTCCTGCCTGTCGTGACCTCCA